GGTTATTGATGACTACTTCAAGCAGTTCCACAAACTCAAGAAGTGGATAGACTTATCTAGTAAATTTATTATGGATAATGGATTTATATATGGTGCTACAGGTAGAAAGAGAAGATTACCAAATGTTAAATCTGATAATCAAGGAATACAAAGTCATGAAGTTAGGTCAGGTATGAACTTCTTAGTTCAGTCTGTAGCTTCTGATATAAACCTGTTAGGTGCAATAGACATGAATGAAGATATTAAAACAACTGGCATGAAGTCAAGAATATTTGCTTTAGTACATGATTCAATCTTAGCAGAAGTACCTGAAAATGAAGTAGAAATATACTCAGAAAAACTACAGAAGTATATTCAACAAGATAGAGGATTTAGTATCCCAGGAACTCCTGTAGGTTGTGATTTTGATATTGGTGATGACTACTCTTTTGGTAAGTTTGAATCCAAGTATGATATATGATAAAATAAAATTCCCTATATTTACTGTGCATACAGATGAAGTATTGTCTGTAGATGGTATTTTATGGGTGGAAAACCAAGTATTAGATGATACTAATATGAAGGGAGAGACTCTTGGATTAAGAAGGCTACAGAGTCCTATGAATAGTATATATCCTTTAAAATCAATGATTAAAGATATAAAAGGATTAATTGACCATCAAGGCAAATACTATATAGATACTGAAGGGCGTTTCTTTAGAAAAGTAAAAACAACTAAAGCAAGTCTAAAGTATCATAAAATACTAAGAGTTGAAAAGAAAAATATAGCAAGTGTAATGTGGGTAAAAGGTTGTCCCTTTCCCTTTACATTAGAAAGACCTTTAGCTGCTTCTGAATCTTGGGCAGGACTACTGTATAGAGATGGTATTCCTTGGATTCTATATGATACTAGTGAAGAAAAGAAAAGGGATTCATGGAGAAAAATATGAAAGCAGTTATAAGTGACAGAATATATTTAGAGGTATTACCTGCACAACAGAAAAAAATTGATGATGAACTAACGTATGCCATACCCTCGTTTAAGTTCAGTGACCCACCACTCATTATAAAAAATATGGCAATGATAAGACAGGGACTAGTAGCAATTCCAGTGGGCAGAATAGACCTAATCCCTGCAGACCACGAAGTAGTAGATAAAAGAGTGGATAAACCAGTAAACTTCCCCAAGTTTAGTTTGACATTAAGACCAAGCCAACAGTCTGTATATGACGAGATTGGAGATGGCGGCATAATTAACGCTTGGGTAAGTTGGGGTAAGACATTTACAGGTCTTGCAATAGCTGAAAAACTAGGTCAGAAAACCCTAGTCATAACTCACACTTTAGCTTTAAGAAAGCAGTGGGAAGATGAAGTAAAGAAAGTTTTTAACATCACACCTGGAATTATAGGTAGTGGTAAATTTGAATTAAACAGTCCAATCGTTGTCGGGAATATACAAAGCCTGTATAGAAAGATACCAGAGATTAGACAAGAGTTTGGCACTCTAATACTTGACGAAATGCATCATGTTAGTAGTAAGACATTTTCTAGAATAGTAGATAAAAATTGTGCTAAACATAAGATTGGACTGACTGGAACATTACAAAGAAAAGATGGGAGACATGTAGTTTTTCGTGATTACTTTGGAAATAATGTTTTAAAACCCCCAAAGGAAAACTTTATGATGCCTAAAGTGCATATCTTACCGATAGCAATTAGGTTCATGGACGGAAATAGTATACCTTGGGCAAATAGAATTAATGAGTTAGCATACAACCCAGAATACCAACATTCTGTGGCAATGGCTGCGTCATCGTACGCGGCCAAAGGTCACAAAGTGTTAGTGGTATCTGATAGAGTAGACTTCCTCAGAAACTGCGCGGAGCTCACTGGTAGCAACGCAGTTTGTGTGACGGGCAAAGTCCATCACGAAGATAGAGCAGATATAATAGCACAGATTTTTGAGGACAAAGATGTTCTGTATGGGACACAGTCTATATTCTCAGAAGGTATTTCTTTAAATATTCTAAGCTGTTTGATACTCGCAACACCAGTAAATAACGAGCCGTTACTTACACAGCTCATCGGAAGAATAATTAGAGACTATGAAGGAAAACAACAACCTATAGTCGTAGACATTAACTTAATTGGAAAGACCGCAAAGCGGCAGGCTAGTATGCGCATGGGCTACTACCTGAAACAGGGTTATGAAATATCAACACTGTAAAGACCTCCGAAAAATATGTCTTGACATGGGTTTCAAAATTTGTTATAATATATGATAAAATATAATTGGGAAAAGATAAATAGTGAGACCAATGGAGATTCAACTTCAATACTTACTATAGTTCATTTATTAACTTATAAAAGAGTACCTGCAAGTAGGAAAGATAAAACTTATAAATACTTTGGAAAAAGTTTTGTAGGAGATAGCTTTCTAGTCAATCCAAGGCAACTACTAGTAGAGAGACGAAATTATAGTAATAAAGAGGCTGCAGAATATATTGCAATAGCCTCATACCGAAACTATTTTAATTATAGACAGACTGGGCAAACAACACTAGAGTTGATACATTTGCCTGTCAGTGAAAGCATAGTAAATCGCAACAGATTGCTTCGAGTAGAGAATGGTCTAGTACACTTTCTATTTGAAGATAACGCTAAATGGAGAACATAAAATGGCATTAAAATTTAATCAAGCTTCGGGGGCAGCGAAAAAGTCCTCAATCGACCAGTATACTTACAAAGAAGGAGATAACATCTTCAGACTAGTGGGAGACATACTTCCAAGGTATGTTTACTGGATTAAAGGTGAGAATGGCAAAAATATTCCTATGGAATGTCTAGCTTTCGACCGTAACACAGAAACATTTAATAACAAGGAAACAGACCATGTAAGGTCTTTCTTCCCTGATTTAAAATGTGGTTGGGCATACGCTATTCAAGCTATAGACCCAACTGATGGCAAGGTAAAAGTTGTCAATCTAAAGAAAAAACTAATGGAACAAATCATGGTTGCCGCAGAAGATTTAGGCGACCCAACCGACCCTGAGACTGGGTGGGATGTTTGTTTCCAAAGAGTTAAGACTGGACCTATGGCATTTAATGTCGAGTACAGACTACAAGCACTTAAGTGCAAACCAAGACCTTTAACAGAGGCTGAACAAAAGGCAGTAGAAGATATTCGTTCAATGGACGATGTACTAGCTAGACCTACAGCAGATGCTCAGTTAGAGCTTTTACAAAGAGTAACACAACCAGCTGGTGCAGAAGCACCTTCTGATGTAGACTCAGAATTCAGCATTAGTTAAGGAGTTATTATGGATTATACAATAGGAGATACATTCCCAGATTTTTCAACTGTGGCAGTAGATATTGACAACGAGCTTGTAAATATTGATGTACTACAAAAAAATATGTGGACAGTGGTTTATTTTTATCCAAAAGACTTTACATTTATTTGCCCAACAGAAATATCCGATATGGATAAACTGCTGGGCGAAGCTGATGTATTAGGCTTTAGTCCTGATAATGAGTTTTGTAAATTAGCTTGGAAGCAAAGCAATGATATCATTAGAGATGTTAAACATCCTCTGTGTTGTGACGCGGGTGGTCAACTTGCTAGTGACCTAGGAGTTTATGATGGTAGGAATGGAGTTCCTTACAGAGCTACTTTTATTATCGACCCAGACCAATGTATACAACACTACTCTGTCAATGCACTTGACACAGGTAGAAACGCTGAAGAAATACTAAGAACACTACAGGCTTTAAAAGCTGGTGGACTTACAGGTTGCGCATGGCAGCCAGGAGATGACTTCGTAGCGTGATATTATTTACAGCAGATTGGCATATAAAACTAGGACAAAAGAATGTACCTATGGCATGGGCTTGTAGTAGATACAAGCTGTTCTTTGAACAGATTCATCAACTTGAAAAAGATGTGAGTCTACATATTATAGGTGGAGACTTATTTGACCGTGTTCCTTCAATGGATGAAATTACTTTATACTTTGACTTTGTTAAAGATGTAA